AAAATATATCATCTGCCCGACGCATTTTCGCTATATAGCAAAATGGGTCAATACATCAGCAGTGAGAAGCTCGCAACACTGCCACTTAAAGAAGTGGCGATGTTGTATTGCCTTATCACATACGATTCTCTTCGTGCTATTATAGTACGAGGGGATAGTTTCAAGTACTCTTGCAGTGGGATTACTCCTACTGGAGAAGTACTAGCTGATGCGTATCTGATGGTCTCAATTCTTCCTCAGGGTTATTCCCTCGATGGAGAAAAGGAGCTAGAGAATGATGAGACGGACTCTCACCAAACTTCTGCGAATCGTTGTCTACCTACTCGAAGGAGTAGCGACATTGATGAACGGAAGCGTAAATGAGCGCGTTTCTTCGAAACGCGACCGCTCACACGAAACGGAAAGACCCTCGTCGCAAGACGAAGAGTCGGCGTCGTAAGGCGCCAACCGTTAATCGTGGTGATGAGACTACGTCGTGCTATCAACGGCATGACGTTCGCACAATTAGTCGTACAAAAGTTCGACTTAGCCTTCCAAAGACTTGGCACTTACGTGTCTTGTCTAGGTTGGTGAAAGATTGTGCCTGGATACTTCCGCGGCCCGATGTCGAGCGTTTAAGCTCGTCTGTCGGAGACCTTGACCTTTGGGACAAGGCGGTAGCGGAATTGGGTTTAATGAGATTAAACTCAATAGACCATATTGTTTCGCCTTTACAGGCGGCAACAGAGTGTCTATTATCCAGCATAGTTAAAAAGTTCAAGGTGGAAGGGGACCAAGACAATAGGCGAAGATGCGCTATAGAAGACTTTGTCAAAGCTGAAGAGCTTTGCTCAGAATTCAACCGGAAAGGGTATAAAACTCTTATGGGTAGTGCATATCGTCCGTTAATGTGCGAGTTCATCACTCGTACACTTGGTGACTTCCTGCCATGTTCGGATCAACTATGGAGATCAGCCAGGCACGGGCCTGGCGCCGTGTTCGGTCAAGTTATGAGCAAAGCTGGTTCGAAATACTTTAAGTATTCCGACTGGCCGTACAGCGTAACTCCACGAGCACGTAAGTATGCAGTAGAGTTCATCGACAATGACCCTCGTTGGAGAGGTGCTCTTGAAGCGTCATATAGAGGCCATTATGGCCTGACGCCCTGGAGCCTTCTTAACTTGGAGGCATTTTGGGATAATACCCTGATGAACATCCCTGGTAACAGGGTTACTACGGTACAGAAGGACCGGTCAAAAGACCGGCCCATTGCAATCGAGCCTACCCTAAACGTTATGCTTCAATTAGGCGTGGACGGATTTATCCGTCGACGGCTTAAGAAGTGTTGGGGTATTAACCTGAACAGTCAGAAGAAGAATCAGGAGCTGGCGAGAGCCGGCTCTATTGATCCTACTCCTAATAGTCCTGCTACCATTGATTTATCAATGGCATCGGATACTATATCTTTACGTCTTGTAAAGATGCTGTTCCCGTCTGAGTGGTATCGCTACCTCACAGACATAAGGTCTCCGACTGG